CTGAGTCGATCCGGGGGACCGTTACGCTTGGCGTTACACCGAGCCCTTCGAGGATCTCTCGCCGTGATCTGTTGTTTGACCCCAGTACCTTGTGCTCTGCGTCGTGCGGTAAGTAGTGAGTGCCGTAAACGTAGTCTTTGTCCCGCAGGATGTTGGCGTAGTGGTCCAGGTCAACCAGCCGGTGCTCGTAGTAATCGATAAACCGGTAAGCGTGACCAATGTGCTGCATGAACCAGATCGCAGTCGTGTCGTTCCTGCCCAAGTCCCAGAAGGTGTGAACAGGCGCAGACTCAACGGGGAGCCAGTCAATCCTTCCCTCGTCTCTCGCCTTCTTAAGCTGCTTGGCGTAGATCGCACCGTCAGCGAACTGCTTCAGCTCGCCCTCGTAAACGTGGAGATATTCCTCGTAATCATATTCCTTGAGGTGCTCCATCTCGTCTTTCAACTCGCGGGTCACCCAAGGGTTATCTCGCCAGCTCACTTTCTTGACGACGCTATTCGGGGGCTCGTTCATCACAAACCTCTGGAAGACCGGGTCGCTCTTGAGTGCTGGGTTGAATGATGCCCATATTTCGCTGCCCTCCTTTCTGATCGACGGGATCAGCGTTCGCCAGGAGTTCTCCGAAACCACGTTGGCCTCTTCGATCCAGACGTAGTCAATGGCCTCAATCGACTTGATGTTGTCGACGTTCTGCCAAAGGCCCGCGAAGATGATCTGAGTGCCGTTGCGCCCCCGGATCTCGTTCTGCTGTATCTGATAGAAGTTGTGCAGGCCAAGCGCCTTGATTCTGTCTACCAGTAGCGAGTGAACAGAGTCTCTGATCGACCTCTGGATCTCTCTGGCGCACAGAATGCGCTTAGGCTTTGTACCGGCCCCGAGTAGCAGTAGAGCCGTCGCAAACGCCCAGGACTTGCCCGAACCGCGCCCGCCCCAGTAGATCTTGTATCTCGATGGCGGCAGCAGCTCCTTGAAGGCCTTGGGCAGCGATATGCTATTCCCAGTTGATTTCGTAGGCTGCGATTGCGATTGGGGCATCTTCGTCGCCGGTATGTTCAACCGACTTCAGGTCTGGCAGGTACTTGCCGATCAGCTTCAGCTTGGTGTCGATCGCCACCTTGTATCTCGCAAGGTCGTTGGCATCGAGGTCGCGTTGCAGATCTTTGATTTCTTCAAGCATTTCAACGACATGCTCTACATGCTTCTGGTTGGATAGCTGCTCTCTGAGCGCCTCTTGGCGGATCGCTCTATTCTTATTCGCTGCTGTCGTTCCCATCTTCTTCACCGTCGAGTTTTGCTTTGAGTTGCTCGACCTCTCGCGTTAATTCATTGACCTTGTTCATTGCGCCAGCAAGCCTGCCAGCGATGATCGTATTCTCTGTCTGTGCTTGATTGCGTTGGCTCTGACAAAAGTCATAAGCCGCGACCAGTTCTTCAACTGTCAGCCCTTGGTTTTCCTCACTCATCTCCCTCTCCTTATTGGGTTGATCGGTATTCTGGGTCTTGAACAATGATCTCCAGATATTGGGTCTCCGTTTTACCGTCTGCATAAGTGGCCTTGACCTTTGCAAGCCCTTGGCCGCTGAATTCAGACGAAACGTAGAAGGTTGCCACCCCGCTGCTTACTGAGGGGGTGGTGATTGTTAAACCGCGTGGTCCTTTGCTTGTTGCTGCCACCGAACTAACTGTCGTGCCGCGATCAGACGCAGAAAGGCTGAAGTCCACAACGTAGGCGATGTCTGACTCAATTGCCTGCGTAAATCGCTGGGGCTCATAGTCACGCCTTCTCGGGTTGACTAAAACTCTTCGCATAATTCGGTCCAGTGGTTGATAAAACCCCCGTACAAGGGGGAAAGAGACGTGAGGAAAGTTGGAGGGATTACGCCTCTTTTTTAGCTCTTTTTGTAAGCAAACAGCTTATCTACTCCGAAAACGGCAAACGTGACGGTGATGAAACCGCCCACGTACCACTCAGGGAGTTTTTCAAGGTAATCGAAGCCCATCGCCGCATACTCTTGCAGGCCTGGGATGAAACTAAGGATAAATGGGGCCGACCAGATGATGATCAGGAACTCGTCCGAGTATCCTGGTATCCCGTTGGTCAGTCGTTGTACTTTTAACTCAGCCTTTGCCGCTGAGACTTTTTGTCTGTTCTCTAAGAAACCGCTGACAAGCGGCCCAGCGACTTTGAAAAGAGCGCCGAGCATCAATAGGTCCAGATAAGTGATCGACGGTCGGGATCGACATCGATGTGAACAAATCTGCCCGAACCTTTCTGGTGGATTCCCACGCCGCCGATATCCATATCAAGCGCCACCGCAGCCACCTCTCTAGCCTGTCGATGCGATACAGCAAGGTCTGCCGCCACGCCTCGGCAGTGCGTCCCAGTCCCCGGCTTGCTCTTTGAGCGTTCAACAGGGTGTGCAGCGCACCGAAAACCGCTTGAAACAGTGAGCGAATACCCAACCTCGTCACGAATAGCCTGACAGACGTCAATGATCTGGTCGCTGATCTCATTGCGACCGCAGCCGCACTTACAAGCGAATTCATTTTTGGAGAAGTTTTTCCAAGGCATAAAAAAAGCGCCCGCAGGCGCTTGAGATATAGTTGTGGCATTGTGGGAGAAACTACCAAATTCTGGGCGACCTTGCAAGCATTATTTGTCGCCAATTACCTACGGGGGGTAAACGCGTAATGTGCGACGTTGAAACCCTCGCCCGTTTTAGTGTCGCTTTTTCTGTCGCAGATTACCTGCGGGGGGTAAACGCGTGATACCGCATTTGCGGTGACGACTACCGCAGTTGCGGTGAAATTATTTGCAAATTAATTCATAAAACACTTGCAACGTGACCGGTCACATTGTAATCTGTATTTGTAAATCGAAAACAAAGGAGCGGAACGATGGAAAACGTAAAACAGAAACTGATCGACAGCATTGAAGAGCAGCGAGCAATCATCAACAAAGCCGGCGTCACAATCGATGAGGCGCTCAAGATTCAAGCGCAAGCGCCTAGCATCGATGACCCTAAGAAGTACCTCGCGTTTTGGAGCACTAACGAAGCAGCTCTTAATGTGGTCAACGCGCACCGCACGCTGACTAGACTAGAAGAAAGTCTAGAACTCGACCTCGCCAAGCCAACAACTCGATACGTTCTGACCGATAAGGCTTTGTGCAACCCAGCAGGGTTTGTATTCGAGGATGGCGTGTTCATCAAAAACAACGTCTGGATTGAAACTGATCGGTTGCCCAGGAGCACCAACCTCAAGGTCTTCGACCTGCAAAAGCTGCGTTCAAAGGATGCGGTTTATCACAACGGAAAAGCGGCGTAAGCCGATAAGGAGCGAGACGATGGAAACAATCAAAATCACAAAGTGCTTTTATCAGGATCACGTCGATCGTGATCTCCCGGCCCCAGCCATCGTGCGGGAAACAAAACGTCACTACTTTATCGATGCCAACAGCAAGCACCTCGACGAGCTGTTAGCTGACGCAGCTTTTTACGCCGATCCTTGGAGTTATCCTGACGCTGAGTTCGGAAGCTGGTTGGCAGCTTTGGTAAAGTCAGCCAAAGCGACAGAACGGGCTATCGAAAATTACTTGAAAGAGGTCGCGTAAGCGGCCTGGAGGGGCAATGAAAACAGACGTAGAGCGAAAAGCTGCTGAGAGGGAGCGCAAGCGCAAGGCAGGATTGAAACGGGTTGAACTGTGGCTGACTGTTGAAGAGGAAAAGCAAGTCAGGGGCTTTGTCGAAAAGATTAGAAGCCCCTCTCCTCAAGCATAAGCACGACCATGTCGAAGGCGGCAGACTTGACCTGTTTCGCCTTTGTTTCAGACCAATTCAGTTCTTTGGCCACTGCCTTGATGGTTCCTCGAAGGTAGTATTCTTTGAGCGCATGAAAGTAGTCCGAATGCACCTTCTTGATGGCGAACATGATCTCGTCCATCAGGGTTGTCTTGAACTCTGGGATGCGAGCAGTTGGCGAGCGCCTGGTTTCCTTGGCGGCGATACGGTTCTTCAGTGAACGGGTACGGCCACCGATAGCCATAGCAAAGTTACCGTCAAGCAAATTAACCGACGAGAAATCACCCGCCCTTTCTGTGGCGTATTTTCTTGCCCACTGTTCGAGCATCTCGTCTGCTTTCTTGCGGAGGTCATCACTCACCATCATCAAGGGCTCGATCAATGTGGCACTGGATCTGCTCATTGCTTATCTCCTTCGGTTGGGTTTCCCGCTCAATAAGAATCTCGATGTAGTGGATCGCCTTTCGCAGCGCGTCAATGTCTGGGGTTTTCTTGGCAGTTCTCCAGCGACACAAATACTTGATCGCGTTCGCCTCGCACCAACCCAGCTCGTTGTCCATGATGAATTTGGTCGGTTGAATTTTTAGCGCCTGATAATGGTCGCCGCCCACCTGCCTCTCAAACTGACTCATACCTCCTCCTCAGGAACTACGGTGACTCTCTGCACCTCGCCCCTTTTGTTGTGGTAAGTAATTGCCCTGGCTGCTCTCCAGCTAACCCACCCGCCGCGAGCGGCATATGCGTCCCTGGCGGCGAGAGTCGGATGCCGCTCCACGATGGCCCCACCCGCCTCTGCCATATCCTGTTCAGCACTGTGGTAATGGCCCGTGTGAATGTAGGTGTATTTGCTCGCGCCCCACATTTCTCGATAGCGAGGTTCTGATGCGAACAATGCAGGCAGGTCTTTGTTTTTCTTTTTGTGGCCGTGATGGAAACCCAGCATGATGTCGCCGTGTTTGTGCGCGTAGTAAGGGAATGAGGTGTCATCGACCTCGACCCTTTCGTTGTTGGCAAACACGGTCTTGAGTGTCTTGCGTAAGAACACGCTGGAGGTGATGTCGTGATTACCCTCGCAGATGATCACCTTGACCTTCAGGTGCTTTTTTAGCAGTTGGTTGACCGATGACATTGCCAGCTTGATTGACAGCTCTACCAGCTTCTCCAGGCGCGTGTCAGCGTCCAGCAAGTGACCACTCGTCGGTGTTACCGCCTCCAGTGAATCAAAGTGCTGCCAGTCTCCTTGCAGGTTGAAGATGGCCGTTTGCGATGACGGGCTTGACTCCATCATTTGAGTCAGCGCTGTCCACAACGTTTTCTCAGCAATCTTGACGTCCCAGTCTGCGCCGGTCTCTTTCGCCTGCGCGAGCGCTCCCAAGTGGTAGTCGGTA